GATACGAAACTCTTTATTTTTAAAATTTTCAATACCTTCTTCTACATTTTCAAGTTCTTGCTTTAAATCTCTATTCATTTACTACTCCTGCGTTTGAAGTTTTTGAAGCTTTTTTATCTCTGCCTCAAGCCGCATAATCTCAAGTCGCTTAGTTTTTAATTCTAACTGATATAATGTATTACAATTGATTCGTTCTTTTGGTCCATCTAGTGGTATTGTAACACGAGCATATACTCCAATGTCTTTAGTGCTATGTCCTATTGATGAATCATTCTGTGAAAACGGGCTTTCATAATTATCAATAATGCCTGTAACACCAAATTCAAGATTGGTGCCTCCACCAATAGAGTTTTTACAATCCATTTCACCAGATCTAAATGAATCTTGACCGTATGTTGAACCAGAGTTAGGTAATTGTAAATTTAATGAGCTGTTTTCTGCAAATGTTATGGTAGGAATAAATAAAAATATTACTAAAAGTTTTTTCATGTTATTTTTTACTTCCTTGAAACTTTGAACAGATAGTAGATGAGATCATTGTTTGAGGAGAGGGATCACTACGACTTCTTGATTTAGAACATATATACGTAGCTTTAAGTTTATCTGATTCTTTTATATATACTTCAAACTTAATTTTTTCTAAATATTCTAATTTAAAGAGAGTATAAGAGGATACAAAAGGAATAGGATTCCAGTTCTCATCAAAAACTCCAATTTCATAATATTTTACATCATTTCTCTTATTAAACAACTCTAATTCTGTTACCAATACTCCCTCTAAATAAGAGGGTTCCAGCTTAGGATATGTTGGAGTCATATCATGAGCTGAAACACTAAAGGTAAAAAATATTAAAATAGTAGTTAAAAGTTTTTTCATTTGTTATTGAGCTATACAAACAGCGTCTACGACAGCGGAATATGAGCCACCTGGAAATGCTTTATTGCCACCCATGGTTACGGTAGAAGTTGACTTAAACCAAGTAGAACCAGTAGCTGTTAAATCATACTGAGTTGTTTGACCAAAAGTGACTTTGTTTGTTTCATATGTTCCCATATTAGCTGAGTCACTTACTGTGCTTACTTCAGTGGTACCAGTCCAAGTTAATGATTCACCTATAGAGGGTGACGATGAAAAACTCGTAGGAGTGGTAATCTGAGCATAGTAAGCGTCAGCAAGTGTTACGTCAAATCTGACAATCGGTGGCACACCACCATCAGCTGGTGTAGTTGTAAGTGTATAAGCATTAGGGTTGCCGTACACACCTGGAGTGTCAGTGGTAATAACACAGCGGGACTGCACAGTTCCTTGAATTAAAACTTCTTCAGCATGTACAGTGCTTACAATTAATGTTAAAATTAAAGTTAAGAGGGGTGTTTTAAACATTTTTTCTCCTTAATATTGCATATCAATCATTTGTTCGTGCAATAGTTGTTGAGCTAGATTATTTCTAAGCCCTTGTTTATTATCTTCAAGTGTTTTATCAAATAATGTAACAGTTTCTCTGTATACACCGCCATTGATTGTTTTATTTGTATAACCATTGTCAATTTGTTTCTGCATAATACCATTCATTATTATAATTCGTTGATTTTCAGCAAAGAGAGCAGCAGCGTTTGTATCAGCTAACATTGCAAGTCGATATTCTCTTTTACGCTTTTCTTCCTCTTCTTCGTCTTCATCTAATTCTTCTTCAACTGTTTCTTCGTTTTCCTCTATTAAAGACTTTTCATCATCATTTAAATTGACGTATTCGTCCTCGGTAGCGTCATATATTTCTATGTCGGGTATTACTGGCATTGGTACTTCGTATCCTGGGCAATTCGGATCAAACTGTGGATTGTAACATGGATCTACCTTGTACATATAAATTACATTAGGATCTTCAACTGATCCAGGTCCATCTACTTCAATAGAACCGTCACCCCATAACTCTCTATTTAATCCAGGAACTACCGGTACAACCTTTCTGATTTCTGTGCCTCCTAATGATCCTGGTTGCCACTCATCTGTTTCTCGAAAAATATATCCAGTTCCAGCAATGTTTTTATTTCCAACATGTACATTTACAGAATCATCAACATTCTTTTGAATCGTATAATCGTAAATAACACCATTAATATCTAATCCAGGAGGTGTTGGCAAGACATTATCCATGCTCCAAGAATGACCGCCTGATGCAGCATTACCTGTTACACCGTAATATGGTGTAATACTATCAGAGTAAGAATAAGAGGCCCATGAGAATGCCACCAAAGCTAATAGCGTCTTCTTTAAGATCTTGAGTTTCCTCACTTGTATATTTTTCCTTTTGCGTTTCTTCATGAGATTCCCAGCCAATTTTTGCAGCTTCACCAATCTGACCTTCGTAAGGACAAGGAGTTCCAGCCATCATCATAGCATCAAATACTTTGTCATCTTGACACATTACGGAAACAGCTGCAACCTTCATTCCCATGTCGTATAAAGTTTTTGCGTTTTTAAGTCTCAAACAATTTTCTTCAGTAAATGTAGTGCCAGCTGAAATTCCTAAGATTTGTGTCTGGACTGCGCCAGCTACGCCAATTGTACATAAATCACTATTACTATTTGAGCCAAGTTGTGGCGAAATAGCAGATGGTGGAGGTGATTTAACTGTTGTCTCCATATTTCCATTTGTAGTCACTGTGCTATTTGTCGTTGACTCTGTTTGAATAGTTTCAGCATTTGCTATACTAATTACAAATATCATCACAAGCGACATAAACCACTTAAACATTAAATCTCCTATAATTTTTTACTTTTTAATGATAATAATTTATCATTAAAGTTTGTGTTTGTTTTCTTAGAGGTGGGCTCAGGCTCAACCTCAGTTTTTTGTCCTAATCTCATTGTTAAAGACTGAATTCGTAATTTCAATCTATCCATATTTCCATCAAACGGAAGTAAATTTAATTTTTTTCTCATTGCTGCAATCTTTGATTCAATGTCATTCATACACTTCTACCCCTAAAGCTTCTGGATTTGTATAAATTGGCTTACAGTATGAAGTTACTCTATCTCTGGGATCAAGAAAATCTCTATATCTGTAATTGCCGTATCTTTTTGATACTTGTTCAGCAAAATAATTGCATCGATTGATATCATAAAAATACATATCATTTGAAATCAAACGTCTATCTTCACCAACTCCTAAATAAACCATTAGTAAAAATACGTGCATCATTGTTTTTTAACTAAATGAGCTATCGTAAATATAGTAGCAAGATTTAACAATGTCACTCCATCAATAAAGAGTGTTTAAAATTATTGACCATCTCCAATAGTTAAAATTTTATTTTGGGGAACACTCTTATCTGCATCGTCTTTTACGGCTTTTTCATAATAGACAATGATTTCTGTTTGTTGATTCACAAAACGCCTAATATCAGCAATGTTAAGTGCAAGATTTTCATAATCATTAATGCTTAAAGCTACAAAAACTAAATCACCATGAATTTCAGTAAATTCAGCAATAAACTCATCAATATTATTTGCGTTGACTACATAAATTTTTGTATCAACTAGTTGGAGCGGTTTCGGTCTCGCTACTATCGGAACTGTTGTTTTTTGTATCTGTGTTACTGTCACTATTTCCTTCTCTGGAGCGCTGCAACCAGTCAGGAATAGGATACTCATTAACATTCCCAGTATCAGACATGAACTCGCGCCAAAGTTTTGCAGTTGCGCCATTCATTTTACCTTCTAAGGTTTTTGGATCTTTTATTGCATCACCAACTAAATCAAGTTGTCTTAATTTATTACGAAGATCGTCTCCGTAAGCCTCTGCTTTTTGTAATGAAACTTGAAGTTCGTTGTTTAGTTCTGACACTTTAGCTATGTCATCACGTAAGGTATTGATGTTAGTTTCAGCAGTTTGAACCGCAACCTCAAGTTTAGAGTTGTTTTCACGTAAAGTAGCAATACGAGCTTGAGAATCTTGGTAATACCAGTAAAATCCTCCACACATCGTAGCCATTATTGCGCTCATAATTATTGCAATTTTTATACCCATAAGAGTAGTATAACTTAATAATTAAGAATTGCAAATGATTTTATTTTTATGTATTGAAATGACGAAAATTTGGCAGTGTCAATTTTTTGACACCTCAAATATCAAAAATTTGTAAAGAGAAGTTACCCTCATAATCTTCAGCTAAAAAGGTACAATCTTTAACCCAATTACCACAATTCATATAAACATCATCAATCTTTGGGCGATGAGTGTGACCACAAATGACCCCATCCCACTGTTCACCTTTGCGACGTAGACGACGTTCAGTAGAACAAGTGCGGATGTATCTGTGTACTGATTGATTTTCGGGTTTTTCACGATAGAAAAAATCTGTTATTCTAGCTAACAGATTGATAGGGGCGGAAGGTATTTTCATCCAAAAGTCATATTTATCACCATGCGTGACAAATATTTTACGACCAGAGATAGATTCATAAATGTAATGATCACAAAACTCTACATTGCCAAAATTAAAGGGATCTTTCAAAAAAGGCCTGATAAAATCATCGTGGTTTCCTACAATATAGGTAAGCTGGTGAGTCTCAGAAAGTTTTAATAGTTTCCTGAGAACTTCAGTATGAGTTTTAGTCCATTTTTGACCACGGCGAAGAGCCCAACCATCAATTATATCACCAACAAGAACTATTTGTTCAAAATTTACCTCATCTAAGAACTTTAAAAAAGTTTTAGCTTTAGATTTTTTAGTGCCAAGATGAAGATCAGAAATAAAAACTGTATGATACATAAAAGTGCGCCTTTCATATTTGTAAGTATTATACCACTTAAATATTACTATTTTATTAAAATATGATTAGTTGTAATAATAACTCTCTCTACTTCTTCATTAGAGAGATGAGGGTTTAGTGGTAAAGTTAGTGCGTGTTTAGCAAAAAATTTACAATTAGGTAAATTTTTATATTTTATAAAAGAAAGATGACTAAATACATCAGGATAGTGACATTCAGTTTCAATACCCTTAGATTTAAATTTTTTATAATAATTAAATTTATCTGGAACAAATATCACGTATTTATGAGCATTCCAGATGCTATACTTAGGAGAGTGCCTAATTCTTACTCCAGATTTTGTAAACTCATCATCATAATAATTAGCTATGTCAATACGTCTTTTTTGCCATCTGTCTACGTGCTTAGTGGCAGCGAGAATTTGTGCGGCTTTATCCTCTTCGGGGACACCGTTGATTCCCGACGATACCCAATCAGATCTTCTATAAGGTTTACCATGTTTTCTAAAGTTAATTAAATTAAGATATTTTTCAGTATCATCCAGTAGGATAGCTCCATGAGTTCCTAAACTAGGAATAGGTTTATTTTCGGCAAAACTTAAACAAACTAAATCTCCTAAAGACGAACATTCTTCAGTGTTATACTTACCTAAGTAGCTCTGAGAAGCATCATTGATATGAATTAAATTATATTTTTCACAAAGCATATCGACGTGATCAAAATCATAAGAATCACCATATAAACCAGTGCCTACTATGGCTTTAGTATTTTTTGTAATTAAAGACTCATCTATTTCCATTAATCCATATCTGTTAACATCACAAAATACTGGAGTAGCTCCAATATTTAGAATATAGGTTAAAGAAGCCATGCAACTATATCCTGTGATGACAACTTCATCACCAGCTCCTATATTATTTACTAATAGAGATAAGTATAATGCTTGAGATCCACTACGAAGTAATAAGGCATGTTTTTTATTTGATAATTGTTGTAAATACTTTTCAACTTCTGTAGTAAAATAACCATTATTAGTTTTTTCATTTTTAGAAATAATAGCAAGACTATCGAAATAGTCTTGCTTTACTTCTTCAAATCTTCTATAAAGGTTATGTGCTTTAATCATTGAGCTAGAGAGCGCATACGTTGTACAAGCCGATCAGCACGTTTTGTAACCTGTTTGTACCAACGAGAATCAACCATTTCATCAGCAGCACGATTCCAATCACGAGCATCTACGCCAGCTTTCATTCCTTTAAATTTACTAAGGCGAGGTCTGCCCATATTAAACATCATATTGGCTATGATTTGTTTAACTTCTTCTGGCAGATCTTCAAAGTCTGGGTAAAGGAGCTTGCATTCAGACAATGTTGTTTTGATATCTTGCTCGAAGGCTTTAATGCATCTATCGGCATCAATAGGTGTTCCGACTGGTAATCCATATTCTGGGTCGTTTTTAGTGACCAGATGACCAATCCCAAAAGTAGGCAAGCCAAGATGATCAAGATAGATCTCATGAACCACTCCTTCATCAATTTCTAATTGTTTTCTTAATAAATCAATATTCATTAGTTATATCCTTTCTTTTCATGAAGATTTTTCATATAATAATCTTCACGGTCTTCATCCATTTTCTTACGCATTTTTTGCACGTTTTTAAGCTCATGCTTATCTAAAACAGTAACTTTTTGGGTCCAATTATCCCTTTTAACTGGTATCATTTGACACATTGGTGTACCTGCAGGAATAAAAATGGGTTTACCTACTTCAAGCTCGGTGTGAATAAAAGGAATATTAATTACGTTAGAATAATTATCTGTATCAACTAAACCTACTAAAGGAATAATAGAATTCTCAAGTTGATTAGCAGGAGGAATAAACAGCATAGAATAATCTTTTGGGGTTTCAATCACCCAAGGATTCATGTATTTTAAAATGGTCATATTTTGAAATACAGCACCTTGTACTTGACTGCCTGGGTGTCTCTCTATGGGTTTCCACTTTTCAACAAGCTTTTGGTGTTGGTCATCGATATAAGGTAACCTAATAGTATTGTCTTCTTTAAGTTCAACTAAGATGTCCATATGAGCCAAAAGACTATACCCAGTTGTCATGGCATCTAAAAATGGCATACAGGCCTTAACGGATTGGATATTACCTAAACGTGGATCATCTACTTTTCTTGGGATATGTTTAAACCAAGAAGGAACTACTTTTTTAGAAGCTATAGGAGGTAATACAATTTGATCTGGAAAATCATGTATTAAATGAAATTTAACTGTTTTGTTTGTCGGCATAATTATGTGTTAGATTTAATAAATGAATCAGGAATATCTTCCTCATTATGATTGTTTATTCTACCACACTGACAAGTGTCACAGTAACATTTTTCACAATCTGGTCCGTAGCAATGGCACCGATGACCGCAATTTTTACAATATTGTTCTTCTTTAAGCATCATATCACCTCTAATGATTCTAATGAACAGTTTTCACCGCGAATAGAAACCCAAGATAGCTCTTGAATTAATCTTGAATACCACATTTTATCATACTCATTGCTAGCTTTGTCTCTGTCTTCTTTTAATTGTTCTATTCTCATTGAGACGTAATCATCACTTGATAAAGTTTTTCTTCTTCTCATGCTGCTTCTCTATTGAGTAAAGGGTTTGTCGGACTTGTTTTCATAAAATTACCCCACTCTGAGTAATAGTGTCTCATACCAACCTCATCATGGATTGTTTGATTCTCATGTCTACCATGTAAAATATGACGAGCCTCAGTGCCTTCTCGCATTGTTGTGCCTTGACCTGCAACTCCAATAAGATCTTCATGTAAGTTACGACCAAATGGGCCCCAAATACTGTTATGGTGTTTCATGCGTGTCCGTCTTTCTTCAGGTGTATCTTTGCGTAGTCCATATCCTCTAAACTCTATAAGCACACGATTAGGTCCTAGAGGAGTAACTGTGTCACTACGGTAGGCACTTCCACGTAAGTTAAAGTTATAGCCAGGAAACAAATCAACCATATACCACTGATTTGGTGGCAAGGTTGGAAACGATAACTCTCCGCGATCTTCAAAACCATCATACTCTTCATAATTAACAGTAAAACTGCTAACATTCACGTGTCCGTTTTTAAATGGAATGTTTTTTCTGGCAAAATATTCATCATTAAAACCACTTACTCTGTTAAAGTAATGCATAAAATCATGATAGAATTCACTGTTTGTATCGTGCCATAACTTATAGTTTGTATCAATTATTGCTTTGTGATAGTGAAAAACTTCTAACTCTTCGGTTTCAATAGCATCTGTAATACAATCGAACGCACCCGCAGTCCATTCTTCTACAGATTGTGCTGGATTTGGATCTAGTGTAACCCATACCATCTGACCGTGTTTTACTTCACAGTGTAGTAATTTACCCTTATTTGGTGTGACATAATCTATTGTTCCACTTGTTCTTTTTTCACCCATATTGATGTATGCCCTGACACCATTAGGTTCGTTAACGGCAATAACATCAACACCTGCTATTGTTGTTGTGCGAAAGTTATTTAACTCACGCATCTCACTGATATGACAAATTGGAACCCAGACCTTACTAAAGATCATTTCTTGTTCTTGTTCAAAAATTTTATGGGATGAGTAGATTTCGCTACTAACATATTCTACGTTTGGCTCTTTTAACCATTGATTGTGATTACGAGGTGGCATTTTTATCCCTTTCCATATTAACGTTTTTTTAATCCTTTTGTATGTTTTTGACTTTTTGGAGGACGCTTCGAATCCGCAATTCCATCATTTTTTGTAGGTCTTGGGTTCCACAACACTTTATCAGCCCAGAATGCAGCTGACATTTTTCCTCGCTTGATGTTTCTTGCATGTCTTGCTTTAAATGATTTACGCGCTTCTGGAGAGTAGTTATGCCCCATTGAAGCTGCTCCAAAGTGGATAAGGCGAACTCTATCCCCTTCTTTTGCAAGCACCATACCTTTTTTGTCTGGTTTACTTGATCTTTTTGGTTTGTTGAATCCATCAAATTTAGTTCCTCTGTATTCTATTTTACCATTTGGTAAGCGTTTTACTCCTGGATATTTTGACATTTTTTGTATCTCTCTTTAATCTCATTAATAATTTGCCACTGTCTATGAGTAAGTTGTGGGTATTTATTCTGTGCATTTATACATCCAAGTATAAAGTCTTTTTCAGCATCCGTCAAAGATTGTTTCTCAAAAAAGTCTTTCAATGGTTTTTTAATTCGACGAGTCATTTAAAAATCTATGTCTTTACCTTTATGCTCCCATGTATTATACCTTGTAGGGTCGTCATGAGGTTTTTCTTCTGGTATTTCATAGATAAAAGGATCTAACTCAATCAGTTCTTTTTTGCGTTTTTGAAATTCACGTTCAAACCGCCAATCATTGATTTTATCCATAATTAATTTAAACATAAGGGTTCTCCGTTGGTGTTGTACAAATTGTAATCCTAATGTCATCAGATAAGTTTAAAATTCTATGCTTAATAGCACTTCTAATAACATAACTATATCCTTGATTAT